GCGTACTCTAACATAGCAGCATTATCTGGTAACATTCGTTCAATATCGACCAAATCATCACTACAAGAAATAATATTCTCAATGGCTAATTGTGTCTCAACCGTTATACCAAACTCATGTTCAAAAAATAAACGTGTATTTTCTGTGGGTTCGTAAGGTTGCAACACTGATTCATCACGAGGCACGCCAATAAACTCGCGATGATAACAATCAAGATCATCCCATCGCGGTACAACGCCGCGCGTCAATTCAAGTGCGCGGCGTGCAATCGGCGTGATAATAGGGCAACATGGTGTCTCATAAACTGCAGACAAAGCTTTAGCACGTAACAAAGCACGCATCGTACTTATGCCAGCATGGAGACAGCTATGTGTCCAACCGAATTTAGCCAGAAATTTAACCGGAGATTTAATACATTGATCTGATTCAGAGAATAACAGACCACAGAACGACGCTTCACCAGGGTCATTAACTTCCTCAAGTTTAATAGTAAAGCCCAAACGCGCATATTCTTCGATAGTAATTGCGCCTGGCAAAGAAAATAATCCATCATCGCCTTCCACCAAAATATCAATTTCATCCTCACTCCAACCATGGCAATGACAGATATATAATATCAACATTAAGTTAGTGAAACCATTCCCGAGCGAAGTACACATATCGCCAGACATGCGCCGGCCATGCAAATCAGCACGGATACCACAACGCATGTGCAATTTATTTTTACCTGATATCGTACGACACAAAATTTCAACATCAGGAAAATCACGCAAACACCAGCGATATAACTGTAACTCAAGCGCCTGCATAATCTCAGGCGTAAAATGTGACTCAAAAGCAGTGAAGTCAGTACAAAAATATCTTCGTCCCGATTTACGCATGCGCTTGACAGATTGAAATCGTTCTGATACAGGTACGTGTTTAACTAAATATGGTAATTTATAAAGTACATTTTCAATCGATTTAAATAAAGGCCCAGACCAGACTTTAAATGCATCACAGCGAGAATTAATCATACGTGGCCACTTCCAATCCTCATAGCACTCTGATTTTTGGAATGTGTCTATATGTTGGCGTTGCTGTTTATTAGGTACG